GGAGATGAAATAGATAGCGAGGTTACAGAAGGAATCCGCTGATCATCTACAAAAAGCTGAACATCACTAGAATGAATCCTATCTGGCATATAGTAGTTTACACAAAAAAGCCCCGCATTCCTGCGAGGCTTTTTCTAGATATAATAGTTATATTAAGACCCAGCTCCGTCTTCCGAGGAATAAGGTGATATGGTATTGTTCTTTTTATACATGAATCCTTCTCCAAATTTTTGAGAAGCAGTAGTGCTATATACATCAGGTTGATTTGCATTAATTCCAGAGTAAAAGAATCCTTGATCAGTTTGGTTTACTCCTCCAACCTGAGTGGAGAATGTCAATTCAATTGATTCATTATCATCTAAGCCTTGAGAGAATCCCTGTGAATCCATCACAGCCTTCTGCATAGTGTATTGATGTTTAGTTTTCCCGTCACTTCCCTTTACGGTAAGAGAGATATTTGTCGTCTCATTTCCAGCGTTTCCAGTCAAGATCTTATCTATTTGACCTGATTGAATATTTTTGAGCAGCGCACTCACAGACATGGTGACGTTGATTGGGAAATCCAAGGGCTTAGCAACAGCCTTGGCTGATCCTAGGGCTTCAATAGGAGTCCTAGAAAGAGGGACTTCAATAGAAGCACTCTGAACATGCATATCTCCGAGATCAGTTCCTCCAAAAGAAAATTCTTCTGTGGAAAAAGCTAGAGTTACATCTTCTGGGCGTAGAACAAGAACATCCATATTACCTGTACTAGGAGTACCAAGCATAAATTGACCCGTATCTGCGCGGCCACCAGCTCTATTCAAAGATGGGTTATAAAGGCCAGAACTTGTTGTATCAAATGTAATGTTTTCTGCAGTTCCATCAATATCTACCCTTGGGATCTCTCCAACAGCAAAGTTAACAGAATAACTCTCAAAGTTACAGTTCCCGAGAGAAACAACATCATGACCAGCTCTTTCCGCTGTAGAGAATCTCCCAGTTGGGTTATCAATAAATGAACTAGTAGATGCAAAAGCATCTTCGCCCTCTTTAACAGTCAAAACAAAAAGGTTCTTCTCTCTTTTGGCTGGATCTTCAGCAATGATCCCAGAGATAAATTGATCTTGAAGAACGCCAGCGTTATTCTTACCGAGACCATTAAATCCTAAATTACCCTCGTTTTCTCCATTCCCAAGATAATACCCAAGGGAAAAAGAGGGGTTAAGATCACCTAAAGTGATCGTTCCAATTCGTGCTAGTTGACCAAATTCTCTAATGTCCTGTCGCCCTCCAGCGATATCAACGTCAAAAGATAAAGTGTCTACTCGATGTAGCTGTTGAGGCATAACGCCAGTGAGTGATGCTTGAGGCGCTGTAAGGCCACCAAGTGTACCAGTAGGGGATACATAAACAGCTTTGCTTTGTGAAATTATTCTAGTTCTAGAAGCCATAAGATTTTAAGTTAAAAATGTAAAGGTTTACACCTTCTTACACAGATTTAAGCCCTAGGGAAACGATAAGTGCATAATTCAAAGTCAATATAGCCAATTGAGATATTTTTATTTAAGTTTTCCCTGATTCTTTCTGACACGATCTTTGATACAGAAACATCTTTGATATGAGACTTCACAGGATCTGATTGCCCTGAAATTAAATTATTATAATTATAAGGGAAATCTTTAATGGAAAAAGAGAAACCGTATGGGAAATCTTCATATGGGACATGAGTCATGTCTTTTCTGACAGAGTCTCTAAATAAAGATAAAACGGAATCTAGAGTATAATTATCAAAGGATAATACCATAACTCTGATTCTAGTAGTAGTGTCTTCCTCTCCCCCGAAAGAAAATTCCTTGTTATCTGAAGAAGCTACAGATATGAAACATGCTGGCAAAAAGTAAGTGGTCTCATCAAACTCTCCCGTTTTACCATACTGATAAGGTAACTCTGTAGCGCTATCTTTGAAATCAGAATGAATGATGATTTGAGCATCAGTATCATTTGTGATATAGGTATTTACTTCTTTTACTGTAGAATTTGCCGTCAAAGCATTGCTTGCTATCTCTGCACCAGAGGCTTGCGGGAAAATAAGTCTACCATTTTCGTAATCTGTAAAAATACCTCCATTTTCGTCATAATCACCTGTAATAAAATTATTCCCTAAGAAAAAACCTGAGTTTGGATTATCAACTCCATATTCTCCTACAAGAGATCGGTACTTGCCTTGAAATCCTATATGAGTTGATGGTATATCAGAAAAAGATCCTGATACAAAAGCATTATCTAAATCTATTTTATAAGCCTTAGCCGAATCACTCAACAAGCGATTTTCAAACCATAGGTAAAAACTGGATAAAATATTCTGATCAAATTGTGCTTTCATCTATCTAACCTTAACAAATTCTTTTTAAAATTCTCTATTAACTGCCCAATATACGGAGTCCTAGTAAACTTTACACCAGAAGATCTATTTTTGACCTGTATCCCCGTACCAGAAGAAGATTGCCCAAAACCAGCAGAGCTGTATAGAAACTGCCCTAAGTTTGTTATACCTCCTTCTTCAACGCTTTTCGCCCAACTCTTTCCTGTCATCCAAGGGATCGGAGTCAAATTATATATGTCATCTGTAGAGGGTATATAAAAAGTAACGTTGTATTGCCCTTTGTTATTCCTTTTCCGTACCGTAAACCTAATCTTTTGTCTAAAAATCTCAGATATAATTTCCGTTGGATTATCTCCTCCTGAGAACCCTATAAAAGAAAAAAGGTTACCGTATCCTCCCAAGCTTCCACTAGTATTAGACGCAGTCGGACCAGCATCTAATTCAACTGTGATTGGGTGTACTTTAAATTCTTTTTGTAGGTCTTTCTGCCTATCCTCTATTTTTGGAGCGATAACCTGCCGAATAGCCATCGCCATAGATTTACTATTCGGGCTATCTGCAGTAAGCTCTCTTAGTAGTTCTTTGGCGTTTATAGTCACCACGGGCTTTGAAACCCTCATGAAATTCTTTTTTGCCATTAGTTTTCACGTTTCAAAAAGATCGAGTAAAATTGAGTATCAAATGGTCCGATGATTTTTGCATCTCCATCAATTACAAAGAGTTGATCATCAACTTCTATCTTTGAACAAATCTTAAGTTTCTCGTATGCGTCAGCTTTTATTTTGACTCTAATTTGGCCTTCTGATCCTACAAGATTCATTTGTCCGTTCCCATCTAGTATATCTTCTTTTTGTTCGTTTTTATAATAAATGCGAGCAGGGAACGTGTACTTGGTTAGAGTTATCTCAGAAGAGATTTTGGCTGCGTTTTTATTTCTGCCATACAAAGGGTTGAAATTAAGCTCAGCTGGGACCACAGAAGCCTCCTTGACGTAGATAAAGATATTTCTAGCAAATGTATCATGGACGTTACTTAAAGCTGAATTAATAGCGGATTTTTCAGCGTCTGTGAGTAAGGAGGGCATATTAAACTAATTGACCAGACAAGTTAAAAGTTCCATCTGTCCCTGCGACTTGAACGGGGGAAGATTTTTGATAGTTATACTGGAAAAGGAGTCCATCAAGAGCTTCTTGAGCTTGTTCTCCTAAATCCTTATATGTTTTGGCTACAGAGTTTTTATTCTGTCTCTGGATTGTCGTATCACCTTCTTTAATGGTCACCCAATCTACAGAATCAGAATAAGTAAATGATCTTAGAGATTCTCTTGCTGATTTTTGGTAATACCAGATCTCATACAATTTAGAAAAAATATTCTTTTCTACTTCAGCTAGACCTGTATTATCCATTAAGATCGCTCCAGTAGAGTCTACTGAAAATTCTTCATGTATAAGGCCATTAAACTCTCCAATATTAGTTTCCAGCCACCCAGAAACAAATCCAACATTATATGACCCCGTATCATTAGGGAAATCATATGTGACAATATCAGTAGCTAAAACTCCAAGATCATTCATTAATTAAAAACCTTCTTTAAATAACCTTACAGTAGATTCGTAGTCTGGGGAACTTGGATCTAAAATTGGTTTAGATGAACCTTGAACTGTTACGTTGTGTTTCTGGACATAAAAATCAAAAGATTTCATCAAAGATTTCCTAAGTAGGTTCATATTTCTCTCTCTTGGGATGCCAACTCTAGCTGCTAAATCAGTTAATTCAGAAGCATTACAAGAATCTAGACGTTGCCTGAAAACGTCTCGATGTAGTGTCCCATAAGGATTCATTTGAGGCATACCCAATAGATCTTCTAATTCTTTTACATGTTCAATCTGTTCCTCCTTAGAACTCCTGTGTTTACCATCAGTGACATCAAACTCTTCTAAGTGTTTCTTTTCAATTCCCTTTGAAGCTTTCATTTTCTTTGCTGGTTTTTTCTCACTCATAATACATAATAGTTAAAATTTAGATAAAAATCAAAAAAAAAGAGCCGCCCCTTATGGAGCGACTCTCTTTATAAGTAACATCAGGTTGATTATACCACCAAGCCGATAAGAGCTGTATTGTCGATGCAAATACGACCCTCTTCAACTTTACCGTAGTATCCAATCTTGTTCTGACGAACAGAGAACTGATCGTCAACAAGGACTTGGAATTCAGATGGTGATCCCTCACCAACAACGGTAGGACGGATAAGAGCATCCTTAGAACGGTCGATACCGATGAGAATTTCATCATCACCAGTTACCCAAGTTCCAGATCCTCCACCACCGATAACAGTAGCACCTTCGGAAGCAACAACAGCACCAAAGAGCTTATTGAAGCGTTGTCCGATGCCCATCTCGTTGATCTCCATAACATTAATTCCGTAGAAAGAAGGAAGACCAGCAGCACTGAAGAGTTCTTGACGAAGAGCGTCAGGAGCAGGAAGACTGTCCTTAACTGCAGATCCGTAAGGGGCTTCAGCGGTGTTGATTGGGTTATAAGCCATTGCCCGAAGCTCCTCGACCATTTCTGGAGAAATAAGGAGATCAGAAATACCAGATTTAATGCCTCCAACAGGAGTTCCTCCACTGAAGGAACTATTGATACGCTTACTCTTGGTAATCAGGTTATTAAAGTCTGCAAGGACAAAACGGTCAGCCGCAGAAGAACCAATGATGCTTCCACCAGCGGTTGTTCCAGTTCCAGTTCCTTTTACCAAAGCGGTAGCGAGAACGTTGAAAGCGGTAGTCGTTTGCTTGAGCAGGACTTCTTGAGCCATCCGAGTGAAAGTCTTACTTACAACATCGAGGCGAGCCTTACGGACGTACTTGCGATCAAACGCAAGAGCACTGTCCAAAGTGTAAGTGCTGAACTTCAACTCATTGTGAGCGGGGAAGACTTGACTGTATGGGAGTCCACCAGCAACCTGTTGAGAATACACTTCAATGTAGTCTTGGTCGGTAATGTCGTGGAAAAGGTCCAAGGGAAGAGAAGGATTATCATCTTCTCCATAAGAAATCGTCGTATAGAGATTTCCAATGGTAGGAGCATTGTTGATAACTTCAGATACAACAGGTCCAAGCAGTTCTGCAACTGCTGCCTGAGCCTCATAAGCCTCTTCACGATTATTAGATCCCATTGCTCTAATAAGAGCCAACTGATCTTCAGTTCTTTTAATTGTGATTTTCATTTTCGTAAATATTAGCAGTTAAGTTTAAGAATTGCGTAAGCACCTGCGAAAGCATCAGTCGTTCCACCTTGTGACTCACGAAGTCCAGTTCCAATGAAGGTTCCGATTGAATGAGTGTGATGTTGACCGTGGTTAGCTGCAGTACTAGTGATACCAGTAATAGTTCCATTCAAAGAAGGCACAGCGAACTGATTAACAGTAGGTGCGACTCCATTTGTGAGACCATTTGCATTGATTGTGAAGATACCTTTTGTAGCGATAGGAACCGCTTCGCCAGATACAACACACTGAAGTTCTTCCTTCTTCTGTGGGTAGTATAGAAGGTTCTCTCCGTTTTCATCTTTAGCGCGGACATCGCGCAAAAGAATTCCGAGAGCTTTAGCATTACCTCCAGTAGCGACCATTTTGGTCACCTTGTAAGGTACTTCTGGGTAAAGGGAAAGACCTTTGCCCATAGTGGATTGATACGAGTCGGCATCGCCTCGTTCAACATAACTGACAGGATCGTCGGAAAGGTTAGCAGCGCTTACCTTTACAACAGAACCAGCCTCACCCGTTTCGGCATCAAGAGAATAGAAGTTGATAACATCATTCTCGTCATATTGACGAAAGGGCAATAAACGTGTAATTTCGTTAGCCATAATATATAATTGTTAATTTTTTAGTTTGCAACTTCTACAGAGAAGTTCTTCTTAAGCCTCTCGACAAAAGAAATTTGTTCGCTTGCTTCAGCGTTGTTATTAGGGATAGAAGCTTCAGCCTCTTCTCCTTCAACTTCAAGCTCTTCTTCCGACTCTTCTTCGTTAGCAGCCTCTTCTTCAGGTTCGTCACCTTCTTCACGGCTAGCAATAGCTTCGTCGATACGAGCTTTAATTTCTGCTTCTTTTGACTCAATATTCTTTTTGAGTTTGTGAGCAAAAATCACTTCAAGCTTTTCCTTATAGGAATTAAAATTTTCTTCGGAAGAACCTAGGTCTTTTACTTCAGCAGTAACCAAAGCGAGTTCTTTCTCGTTAAGGTCATAATCGCTATCAATAAAATTCATACGGTCATTGAAAAGGTCAACAGCAGCTTTTGCTTCAACCTCACCCCTAAGAGCGTCTAGTTCTTCTTTTGTTTGCTTAAAAGAGTCTTGCAACTCATTAAGCTCAGCTTCGGCTTTAGCCTTAGCTTCCTGCTCAACTTTCATCTTGGAAGTCCAAGACTCGTTGTGTTCTACGAGAGTATCGCGGATACTTTCGCTAACAGTTTTAGCCTCAGAGCCTTCCTTCACAGCAGAAGCAACACTCTTGGTCAACTGACAGATTAATTGATCAAATTGTTCGTTATCCATATTAAAAATACTTTTTAATTTGTTTGAGTTTACATTAATATTACTATTTCGGGAAATTTTTTCTACTTTTTTATTATCTAAATCATTTTTTGTTGTATAAACTCCCTTTACTGCGGCGGCAGGATTTTTAGTTAATGCTGCCCCTAAAGGATAAGTTTGGCCGACAATTAATCTATTCACAGGATTGCCGTTTTTATCGACTCCCTTCCCTCCTAACCCTCTAATATATTGTTTTAAATCTTCTTTTTCAGCACCTTCTGCGATGATAGATTCGTTTAGATATTTAGAGCCAACAGCCACTTCAAACTGCTTGAATGCTAGTTCCCAGCTGGTAGAGATACTTTGATAAGACGGCTCCTCTTCTTCAGAAGCTTCTGTGATAGCCTCGGCTAATTCAGGATAAACAGATTTATAAATCAATCCAGCAGCATTAATATAAAAAGGCTCTGTTTTATCAGCATAAGATTCAATATCATTATCTTTAAAATCAAACTCTTTATCAGAGAATGAAGCATTAATCATATGACCAACTATTTTATCTTTTTTGTGCTCAATATTGATTGGCTTATTAATAAAACGTTTTACAGCTGCGATAGCTGTTTCCGCATCAATGCCGTCTCCATTTTTATTAAACTCGTTCACCTTGGCCAAATTAAAGACCACAGGCAAAACATCGATATTCTCTTCTGGATTAAAGTCTTCTGGCAACAAAGATTCTGCGGCTTCTTGAATAGAACCTTTAGAAAGCCCAAATAATTCAAACTCTTCGTTTTTTATCTCCCTTACTTTTCCTTCAAATAAGCAAATGTTAAAATCATCCAACAACATATTATGTCTTACACGGAAATTTGAGTTGAATGATATAAAATTGCAGAAGCCAAGTCATCCAATTGATGTTGACATCCTAATTCTAGAACTTTTTGGTTGACTGCGAGAGAAGACAGCTTGTCTAAATCTTGAACTATTTCTGATAAAGTAGGCTCCCAATCAATACTGTCTTTAGCGATAACAATAGATTCACAAACTTGAGTCACCATCTCCTTCTTTTGCTTAGACATTCTTTTGAGTCCAAACTTTGAAGCGAATTCTCTAAAAGCTAAAATTTCAAGTTCATTGATTCTTTTAGTGGCTTCCACGATGTTTTTCTTTGAGTAAGAGGAATTAGAGACCCCAATCGGTCTTCCCCCAGACGGTGCAACAGCTTGAGGTTTATTAGGTTCTGGAGAACCACCCTCTTCTTCATTATACAAATTAATTGTATTTACAAGAGGCATATAATGCCCTTTTTCACGCTCTTCCTTAAATTTATCTTGAGCTACTTGCATATCAGAAGCCTTAGGGAAAACTCCAGTGTGGACAACCTTCATGCCTTGTTCTGGGGTAAGGACTCCCAACTCCATCAATCTTGTGGCCAACTTTGACAGGTTATTGTCATCCATTGTATCTGTCCTAACAAATTTAGCTTCTGGCCAAGAACGAAGGCCAGCAGCCTTGCATATTCTTCTGATCTCAGGATTAATAAAGTCATTTAGGAAGGCTCTACGAGACTCTTCTAATCTCTGGAAGAAAACCTTCATTTTGATTTGAGTATCCGAATATTTGGATTCTCCTATAAGAATGTTCTGCAAACCCTGTTCAATATCTCTGTTTAAGACTTCGTATTTTTCTGGGCCTACGACTTTCCGAATATCTGGAATGATAAAATCTGCTTTTGTTGTATAGTCAGAAACAAGAACACGACCAACACTCTGATTCTTAAATATTTGCTGCATGGCAGCTAGGTTTCGGTGATTGACTCCGCCCTTATCTGGCTCATTGCCCATTGTCACTAATAAAACTACATTCTCAATAGAACGACTAATTGCCTGATCAATATTCTTCAATTCTATTTTTCTATTAATATCATCAAGAACAGAATAACCTAAGGGGATCGCCAAAGGCTCGTAATCTTGCTTTTTAGCGAAAACAACGTGCAATAATTGTGGGTCAAGTTTAATTTGAACTCTAGTCATTGCATAAGAACTTTTTCCTGATTTAAGGGCTTGTTGGACATCTTCGGGCAAAGATTTAAACATTTCTAACTCATGTTCTGTCTCTGGCTTTTGCAGCCGAGAAATTTCAAATGGAGATAATACCTTAAAATATTCATAGCCACTAAATGAAACAGAGCCTTTTGTTGCGATATCTGTGGGGTTGATCAAAAGATATCTAATAGGGATTTCTTTCCTAGAACTAGCCCCATAAGCTTCTAGCATTTTTTGTGAATTTTTAAGAGGTATTTTCCCATCTACTCTATAAAAGAAGACGTTACCTGATCGGTAATACTCTCTGAAGTATTGTTGTTTTAAATCATGCATCTTGATTCTTTTGAACCAAGCGTCGATAAATTTTCTAGATTTTTCTGTACCCCCCTCAAGATATACTTCTGAGTCAGCAAATTCAGACAAAAGATCAATCGTGCCTTTAAAAGAAGAAATATTAAAATAAGCTTTTTGACAAAGTTCTACTGCTTCTTTAGCGTCTGCAGAGTCTTTCTCATAGTTAAACGGTAAGATTCCGTTTTTGATATTTTCAAATTTATTACCTAAGCCTGAAGTGGCAACAGCATTGGTACGAGCTTTCGTTCTAGCTGTAGGAGAGTCTAAACGAGAAGACTCTGAGCTGAAAACAGGTTCTCCAATTAGTTCTGGCTGAAAACCCTCGTCTTGAGGTTGAATTAGGTTTTCAAGTGGAATTTTTTTCTTATTGAACTTTTCCCAATATTCAGAGCGTTTAGTATATCTACGAGCCATATCAAAGTTTACACTAAAGTTATAAAAGTGACTTTAGAACTTTTCAAATAGCAAAAGGAATAAATGTTCCTTCTGGCTTTCTCTCTTCATTAGCATTTTCTGAATCAAAGAACACCTTGGCAAACCAATTGCCCAGAACCAAGGCAGAATAAGAATCTTTTCTTGCTCTATTCGGCCCTTTCTGTCTCCTGAGGTTTTGAGGCAAGTTAAATGCCTGTGATCCTTGTGGGTTCCCTATGACCTCAATGTTAGCGCATTCAGACTTTGTAAGTTCTACTACATACTTTTGATGATCAATCAGATCAATCATCATGGCCCCTTTGGACGCCTTTGGTGTTTTGATATCCCATTTAAGCTTATCTATAGGAATATTCTTTTTCCTTTGTGAATCAAAGTGGCTATCTATCGCTCTAGAAGCAAATAAAATTCTTTTATGATCTATCGCCGCCTGTAGCATCTCGTTAGCATTTCTAATCCAGTTGGAGGTAGGTTTTCTTAAAATGCAATAATTTCTCTCTCTTAGATTATATTGATTTTTAAAATTTAATATATCTGAGTTCCAATTCTCTGGTTTCTCTAGATCAACTTCAACTACTCCGATTTTCACTTTAGCGTCTTTAAATAAAGCGCTTTCATTACAAGAATTTATAAACTGAACTCCTCCATTGTAGTCTCCACATATACCGACAATATTAAAGTGTTGTATTAGGTATAGGAAGTAATCCATGTGTTGTTTTAGAGAAACACCAGCAATAGCATAACTATGTACTAAACAGATTTTCTGAGCGTCTCTATCGACTTTGAAGACATGCATTGCAAAATGGTCAGCACTTGTATTACCAGCCCAGTTGGGGTCAAAAGCAAGTATATATTCATCACTAGAGTTCCCAATAATTTCTACAGCAGGAGATTCACCATCAGGTATAGTGCAAGCAGCCATTTTTGATAATCTAAAGTAGCCATCGCTCTCATCAATAAATTGTGCGCCAAACTCCCTCTTGAACTGCATTTCTGACATTGTAGCTTTAGCTTGCTTGAGTAGGTTTTGGTCATATAGTCTTTTCGGAGCACAATCATAGCTTAACTGCATAATGAGTCTATAAGCATCATCTTTTGAGTCTTCATCCTCGTTATCTTCTATATCTTGCCCGAAGATAAGGTCTTCATATTTTTTGTATAATTTATACATATACTCAAATTTAAATGATGGAGATGATAAGATGATAAGCTTGTTGTTTGGCCATACGTATCTATCCTTTTCTTTCATCTCGCCTTTGTCGATTACTCTCGATTCTAGATTGTATAGTTCTTCCCTCTCGATAGGATTTTCTACCACACCAAGGAATGGTATGATAACTTCGTTAAAAATCTTTTCTGGAATAGTTAAGAACTCATCCAATACAATCCGATTAAAACGAAATCCACGAAGCCTTTCTCCATTAGCTAGAGGCAAGGCTATCGCCCTAGCTTTACCCAAAGTCATTGTCCATTGGTCAGTTCCCTTCTGAATCCTGAAACCACACTCTTTAATTAGACTAGCCTCGGGCTTACTCACAATATCTTCCATTTTTTGAAAAATTTGCTTAGATTGCCTAAAACTACCTGCGATAACACCAATGTTAGCATTCGGGTTGAGCAAGCATTCCATCAATACGTAGACCGCAGTAGAGAACGTCTTAGACATACCACGGGAAAAAACAAACATAGAATAATCAGAAACCATCATTCCTTTAATTGCCATAGCCTGAAAGGGGAAGAGCTTGACTCCCAAAAAAAGTTCCGAAGTAAAAGCAATGTTATTTCTTAGAAACTTATATAATAAATATTTAGCTTCTTCTTCTTTAATTGTGCCTTCTATTTTTTTCAGAGAGTTATTCAACTCCTGAGAGGAGTGCTCAAACCGAAATCCTTGTTTCCCTTTTTTCCAAGCCATTTATTCTTTTGTCTATAAAATATTGTAAGTCTACATTCCATAAGTCTTTCCCGTGGTATAAGATTAATGGTATGAGTTTTTTTGCTCCAGCCCTATTGTGAGCGAAAACAATTTGAAGGTTTTTCGGGTAATCTATTATTAAATTTCTTACATTATGCCACAAATAACCCAAGTTAGATTTGAACTTAGAAGTTTTATTGTGTTCTTCTAGTTTGTCTATCGAGGTCTCTGCGACAATGAACATATATGAATTAAACTCAACACATCTATCCATCTCTCTTCTGAAACGCTCTATATCTTTACCGAAAGTTTGTCTAAAATCGTCTTGCGCTTTTCTGTCTACGAAAGTCTTAGAATAAAGGTCTCCTCGTGCAGTATAATCCCCGAAGTCTAATTTATTTGTTATGGAGTCCTCAAATATTAATGGAGCCTTCTCTCTCGTGTCTGTGAATAGAGGAATACTCTTATGAGACGATTCCCAGAAATTTGAGGGAAGATTATTGTTGTAATAATTTTCTACTTTAAATTCTTTTAAAAAATCTGAATACGAACCCCAAAACTTTTTATAATAAAAAATATTCGCCATTTCAGACAAGTCATAAAAAAGATTAGGTGGGGAAACCTTGATATCCTTTAATTCAAATTTTTCTTTTGTTCTCTGTTTGATATAATCTTTAACCTCCTTTTTCGGAGCATATTCCATCCAAGAAACAAAATTATCGTAAGTGTTGAAGTTGTCGCGCATATATTGGTCATAATTTCTAAAAGCTAGCTTTTCATTAGTATACAAGTCTCTTTTGTCATAATGTTTTACATAGTAGTCTCCTATAGTAAGTGTATGTGCTTTCAGGTGAGCATGGAAACTCCTTTTCTTATCAAACTTCTTACCACACTCTAAACAAACAAATTCACTCATAAAATTTCCTTCTTAGATATTCCTAAAATGCGAGCCTTATATTCGTCCATGGACTCTAATCGATCTGCCTCTTCTTCAATTAGCTTATTTTGCATCTCCGCCATTAAAATCATGCGTTCTCGCTCTTCTTTCTCTTGAAACGCTTCCACTAAAGCCGCAATACTTCCATTTTGCTCCCCCCTTGCCTTTAAACGCGCCTGACGGCTCCCGTTAAGGTCTTTGGTCAAAGATTCAATTCTCTTCTCACATTGATTCAACTCCTCGCTGGTGGCCTTTATAAGCTCAGTAAGACGCATTGTTAAATCTCGCTCATTATCAGTGTCGTTGAGCATTGTATTCAATTTATCAATTCTTTGTTGAATATGTTTCTGTCTAACGTAGTTTGTGCAGACCGTAATATACAAATTTAACTCATCATTAGTTAGATCTGGCTTATCCCAAACTGTTCTTACAAATTCACTCTCAAATAAATCTCGATCTGCTATTGTCGAGTATTGATTAATAAAATGTACGAACCTAGGGCTTTTGAGATAAAAAAGCAACTTTTCGCACATTCTTTTCTGCTTGGTCTGGATGGTTATTTCATCAAAATTTTGTCCAGCCCACTCATTTACTTTTTTTATTGATTTAGATAGGGATTTGGGAGATAGCCATTTATCACTAGTCAACATTTCATTATCATCAACAATTTCTGGCCTATATCGGCGTAAATATTCCATTACTGTCCTATGTTGTTGACTTAGGGGTTGAATTCCTCTATCCTTAAATGTCAAACGGGTTACTTCAAGGGCGTTCATGCCTCTTTCAACATTGTTACCCATCAAAAACTGTTTCTGCTCACCTGTTAAGTCAACTTCTTCCGCTTTCGGCGCAAGAGAGGTTGTAAAATCCAAGCTTTTGGTAATTAAAAACTTCCTCACACATCTCCCCTCCTTTGAACGACCGTCCAAAGAGTCATTATTAAATACAATTTGAGTAATATGCTTTAAATCGGGGTTCTTTGCAAACTCAACCTCGATTTTTTGTTTTTGTTCCTCTGTTAACTCAATATCATTCATAAAATATCGTTATCCTTCATAATTCTAACCGCAATTTGATAAAATTTCTTTTTTAAATTTGCTATTTGTTTATATCTGGGTTTTTTCCTCTTCACCGAATCAGCTTTAAACCCAAATTTCTCTGCTACTTCATTTTCATCTCTATTCTCAACATAAAGAAGATAATAAATCTTTTTATGCTTCTCATTCAATTCTCCCATGACTAATTTGTGAAGTCGCTTAGATGAATCTTTATAATCAAGGTGATCTTTTAATGTAGTCGTCCCTGTAAATAACCCCTCCTCTAAAGCCAATGGAAGTTTAATATTATAGGCTTTTTCTTTTTTATTCTTCCACTTAGCAAAATCAGGGCAACTAATATCTTGCCCCTTACTCTTTGTTAAAGCACAACTATCTGACCCCATATTATGAGGACATCTTAAACAAGGCTTGGCAAAACTTGAATAATTATTCCTAATCAAATTCTTAATCTGATTGGAGATAATCATGGAAGCCCAAGGCTTAAAGGGTCGCTCTTGATCCCAAAGATGCCACTTCTTAAAAATATGTAATCGGATTATTTGACATACATCATCGTAATCCATCCACGCTATGGCACTCAATTGCCACTTCGGTCGATATTTTTTTAAAAGGTCTTCTAAATCAGGGCTTTGACTTTCAAAATCATTCTCCATCTATATCCCTCATACGTGAGGACGAACAATCTCTAATAGTCTTATCCAAAAGCTCTTGCCCGTCAGGATCTCTCGATTCAGGACGGGAAAAATTTTCCTGAGGGCCATTCGCCTCCGAAGAAGTGACAGAACCCCAAATATCCTCAATTTTTGTTTTTTGTTTGTCATTCTCGACAACAATATCTCTTTTTAACTTGCTTAAATTAATATCAAGATCAGAAACCTCTTCTACTTCTTCCCTTTTGGCTGCAGAAGAAATAGAACCCAGACTATGACCGCAACTAGAGCAGAATTTAGGCTTAGCGATCTCATATAAGATCTTAAAACCACAGGATACACAGAAAATCTTATTCATGGCTAATTTTATTGTTTTATTTCACTTTTTTCAATTTTATCTACTAAATAGCTTATGATTTTATCTCTCATAACGTCTTCCTTACCAAATTTTAAATGATGAATTCCGAAAGACTGGCTTTCTTCATCATCAAATATATTACAAAACTTATTAAAACCAGAAGACCTAATATCACTTTGCATTGTATCTCCACATAAGAACAATGTAGTGTTAGTTGAAATGCGGGTTATGATAGTTGTAAGTTCTCTTGTTGTCATATTTTGTGCCTCATCCACTATAACCATCTTGTTTTTCCATGTAGCGCCTCTCAAAAAGTTAATCGGGGCCGCTTCCAACACTTTCCTGTCTTGTATTTGTTTTTTTTCTGGACCATTTAATAATTCATCCAATTTATCTTCTAACGGACCCAAATACGGATTGAACTTCTCATCCATGCTTCCTTTCAGAAAACCCATCCCCTTATCCGCACTCTCAGCCAAACTCCTCAAATATAATATATTAAGCAACTTGTCCTGATTGTATTTATATAACGCCGTATATACTGATAAAAATGTCTTCGCAGTCCCCGCTGGCCCACTAATAAATACAACCCTTGTTTCAGGGTCACGCATTATCTTATGAAATTTACTTTGTTTCTCTGTCAATTCTATATGACCCAACAATAATGAGTTTTTATTTCCAAACGTCATTTGTGTTATTTGTTACACGCATTAACTCTCAATTGGCCGCTTGTTTATAGAATACACCACCCCCCCGCCGAAATCCAGTCAAGTTAAAAGTTCAAAATTCTCAAAAAACCCTCCCCCCTCTGCGGCTAAAAAAAATGAATTTTTATACAGAAAAAGCTTTTAAAAAATCTTATCTCAGTATATAATTCCCCCATGAAAGAGATCACCTCAATCACCACAAAGTCAGTCCAAGATCTTACTTTTGATGTTATCGCTGAACAAATTGAAACTGGCTATATGTCTGAGGAGTTCACTTGGCATTGCGAGTTTATATATAAAGGTAAATGCTATGAGGGTATCATCGCAGCTTGTGCAGTTGACCCAAAGGAAAACCACGCCGATGAGATCACCGACATCAAAGAGAGAGCGTTCACCTATGGCGAAGTCAAGGACTCCATAGAGTTTGGGGAAGTAGTTGAGCAGGATGGCTGCTGGGCTACTCACTTAGTGGCTTTCACCCATGAGGGCAAGGAATACACTGGCGGTATACAGTCAGACCCATACTTGAATGGGACTATCCACGATGACGAGGTTATAGAATACCCTGAAATAAATTCAAAATAATAGCAGAAAAAGCTTTTTTAAATCAATTTATAATGTATAATACCCACATGACAGCAAACAACACAGGACGCACTTACCACGAAAGAGTTTTAGATGCTCGCGAGTCACTTGCCAAGGACACAATGAAGCGCGAAGTAGAGCGCGAGGCCAACCCTATCGACTGGAAAGCTACTATGGAGACTGGCAAAGTAGTCTTTAAAAAAACAAAATAAATCTTTACACTAGCCCCAAATCTATACTAGAATACTACCATGACTGATACATATACCACCACCGAAAACACTGACCGCGATAGGTTCATCAAGGAGAGCAATGCAGCAACCGCCATGCGGCTGGAGATTTCCTATATCACTGGTCTTTCTTCTGACCCTGAGATCTCAAGGAGACTTGAAAAGGCTCTTGATAAACACGAGCAAGAGAGAGATCAGAGCTGGTTCTAAACCCTACCACCACTACTAACACAACACTATGAATATACACAACTTCAAAGACCAAGATGCCAAGGGCAAAGCCCTTCTCATTCTCACTTACCCTTTCGCCATTGGTGTCCATTGGATAGAATGGCGCAGGATGCGAAAGCTTCAGCGCATGATCAGAAAGTGGATCGGTGCAGCTTGCAAGAACCCAAAGGGTCATGAGGCTGAGATGGTCAAGGAGTGGAGCG